AGACGTAGAGAGCTACGATTGGGGTTGGCTGATTAGGTTTAAAGATCCCGACTCTGATGTGTACAAGCTAATCAAAGCGATCAAATAAACGCTCGTTATAAGTGAACTTTAAAAATTGAACTATGAAAAAGCTAAAAGAAAGAATAGATTGGGCAATAATCGAGAGCGTTAATGATGACTCTATTACTGTGATTCAGGCGCAAAGGATTGAAGCGCTTGTAGAGGCTATATTTAAGCTCATTCTATAATCGTGCGTTTATGACAACATTTTTTAAGATAACCAAAGAATTACCTACCGCTGTTCACAAGCAGTCGGATTTTCAGGAATCTATTAATAGGTCGGTGAAGGCTCAGAAAGAAATTGAGAAGCAAAAGAATATCAACTTGAAGAAGTTGAAAAATAGGGTTACGATATAACTTGCGTTTAACAAGACAAAATAGAAATTATGAAAATAGAATGGTTAATATTCAACGAAGCGTTGCAATGGGTCGGCATAGCCTACGCTATTTGGCAATCAGAACTCGTCAGGAAAGGCACACTATTTATATTACAAAAGCTGAAAAGTGAAGGCTATAAATAATCCTGCGTTTACGGACACTAAAAATTAGAACATGAACAAAAAAGAGATAAAATATTGCACTTGTGGAGTACCTAATCATCTACACGCAACGTGTTGCGGTTGGGATAATGTCGCTTTGATGCACAACGGAACGCCATTGCAAGGTGTGGAAATTGAGAAAATTTGGAACCAACTCAAACCAAAATAGAGCCGTGAATGACTTAGAAAAAATGCGCCAAGAAGCTAAAAACTGTAAACACGAAAGGGTTTTGGTGGGTGCTGGAGATATGGTGTTTATGTACAAGTGTACCAAATGCCCAAAGCATTGGATTTTAAACCTATTACTATAAATAATCTGCGTTAAACTGTAATCTAAAAAAGAAACTATGAAAAACGAAAGCTACCCGATTCAGATAATATCTGAACAAAGAGAATTACTTGAGGATGAAGTGGTATTTGCGAGAGGCAAGGAACTTGAAGAATCAGAACAGAAATTAGCTGAGTGCATAACCGCACTGGAAGTTCTAAGAAACTATTACTCAAAATCAAGTAAAAACAAATCATAATTATGGAAACAGTAAAAGAATTAACTGATGAAGCAAAGGTGTTAATCCCTCAGCTATTACCCCCAATAGAACATGGCGAGAACTCAGACGTTGAACGGCTGTATAATATGCAGGATGATATAGAGAAAAGCCACAAGGAAGCCTGTAAACAAACCGTATTGGATTTTGTAGAGAAGATACTTCACGGTGACGATGAGCATAAACAGTGGCTAAGAGATGAAGCAAAATCCTTTATAAACTAATCGTGCGTTTAAAGACAACAAATAAATTATGCATACTATTTTACACGGAAAATCAGAAAACAAACTCGCTGAGTTAAGCGATGGATCACAAAAATTGATACTCACTTCACCTCCATACAATATAGGTAAAGAGTATGAATCAACGGTTGCGTTAGATAAATATGTCGATTGGATTGTTAGCTTCTTGCCTGAATTTAATCGCGTCTTATGCGACTCTGGATCCATAGCGTTCCAAATAGGAAACTATATTGATAAGAAAGCTAAGGCGGTGTATCCGTTGGATTGCGTCCTGTTCAATCATTTTGTTTCTGCTGGATTCGTACCGAGAAATAGAATAGTATGGCATTTTGGACACGGATTGCATTGCAAGAACAGGCTGTCAGGCAGGCACGAAACGATTATGTGGTTCAGTAAATCAAACAACTTCACTTTTAACTTAGATCCGATTAGAGTTCCGCAAAAGTACCCACAAAAAAAGCATTACAAGGGAGACAAAAAGGGGCAACTATCAGGCAATCCATTAGGTAAAAACCCTTCTGATGTTTGGGAAATATCCAATGTAAAAAACAACCATCCCGAAAAAACAGAACACCCTTGCCAGTTCCCGAATGAATTAGCTAAACGCCTTATTCTATCACTAACAAATGAAGGGGATTCTGTTTTAGATCCGTTTGCTGGATCAGGAACAGTGGCAGAAGTTTGTAGCCTTAATGACAGGCGTTCGGTATCAATCGAGAAGGAACGGAAGTACGTGAATATTATCAAATCAAGAATTAAATAATGTGCGTTTAACGATACAAAAACTAAATTGATATGACACCAGAAGAATATTTGATACAAGTAAGTCCAAATGACGAATTAGGAATAAGGGCTGATTTAAAAGCCAACAGAGCCTACAAACACTTTCTTGACCTAATGGATAGATACGCCATCAACAGGGTGGTAGCGTCTACTAAGGCTCAGGGTGAGCAAGCATTGAAACAATCCGAACGCATTAAAGAACTGGAAGAAGACGTTCGCTTAACTTCTTGTTATTGGAACAACAAGACCAAAACAGAGCTATCGGAACAGAAAGGGATAAATGTAAAGACCTGCTTAGAAAAATTATGGGGGCAACTATTGTGACTGACTATGTTAAAATAGAAATCAATTCACTTGTGCAGTAATCTGTGCGTTTAACAGATAGAAACTATGAAAAAGACAAAAACAGAAGAATTAGTAGAAGCAACATTGATAATCGGAGCAAGAAGGGCTAACCCTTCATTGACTCACGACACGGCTAAACCGCTTATAGAAAGTCATGTAAAGAACCTTTCAAAAAGGTTTGATGCTGAAACCGAGAAGCTCAGAACTTTAAAGAATAACATATCGGAAGAGTTGACAGGAGCACAGGAAAGAATAGCCGAATTAGAAAGGCTTTTAAATTAATGTGCGTTTAGCAACACTAAAAATTAAAACTATGGCATACCGAATTAAAAAAGTAACACTTAACAACGGGGATGAGGAATTTAGCATTGAAGAGTCTTTGCTTTGGGGTCTGCTTTGGTTCACAAGGAACTCATCTGTCAAGACCGAAGAAAGCGGAAGGTCGCTAATAAAATTCTACGAGTCTCAGGACGTTGATAAGGTAGAGATTATATAATCTGCGTTATGAGTAAGAAAAAGAAAACAGAAGTAATTGAGGTTTCATTTGACGATGTAGTGAGGTTCTCCATTGATGAATATGTAAAACGACAGCAAATGAAAAAACCAACAAAAAAAGAGATTGAAGAATTTATTAGGGATAACTATCCGCAAGTGGAGTTCGATAGTATTAAGTATAATCAAGCAAAAGAAGGTCGGTGCTGGTTCGAGGTTGCGTCTTACGGCGTAAGGATAGCACAATGCGAAGCTACTCTCGGCAAGGACTATTGGAGGGAAGTTCGTTCTCATCTCGATTGGGTATTCAAATAATCTGCGTTTAACAGACAGAAATTATGACAGCAAAAAATATACCGTGTCCAGTTTGCAAGAAACCTCTATTTCCTGAGAGTTTCGATAAGTGTTCAAAGTGTGGAACGCCTATATCGCTGGACATAAGAGCACGAAGGGTTGACCCAAATGAAATATTAAAAATGACTAAACCAAAACGATCTAACTCATGAAATGGAAAATGATATACAAAGTGCCTTATGCGGCTTTTATGGCTGTAACAACAGCAGGATTCCTGTTCTTGATATTACGACCTCTGCAATGGGTTGGGGATAAGGCGTATCGTGCCGAGTCTAAAATCACTATATGGACGAGTAAATAATCTACACTTAACAAGACTAAAAAACTAAAAATATTATGGAAAAAGAAACATTTGAAACCTGCTTGAATATAGCAAAAGGATGTCACGATTATCAGGGAGGGCATCACCAAAAGGAAACTAACGAGGCTTTTCATCACGGAATACAGACCGTAATTAACAGTCTTGAGGCACTTGGTAAAAGAGGACTTAAAGATACTCAAGTTGCAGTTCTTAATTCGATTGGTAAGGATTCAAACTAATCTGCGTTAAAACTGAATTATGGGAGAAATATTACCAGACGGAAGCATACAGGGGTATCAAGGACGATGCCCTAAGTGTAAAAAGACAATCGACACAAACGTTCAAGGTGATGAGATCGGAAGCCATTATTGCAGCGAGAACGATACGGAGTTAGGGTTTTGTGCAAGCCCAATTCACGACTTTGGAAATTGCCCTATTGAAAAGCAAAATGGATGTAACAAATGCAGGTGGTTTAATTAAACGTCCGATTACTGACAACGAACAATAAAATGAGGATTAACACGAACGAAGTAACCTTTAAAGTTCTAAACAAATGTTTACATAGGCTACCCGTTAAACACTAAGATTATGAGTATAGAAGAAGAGAAAATGCAATCAATGTACGAACAACCGCATCCGTATGAATCACTTGTAAAGATTCAGCAAGAGGAGTTGCCATCACTAATGAGCAGCGTAAACCACATCCTTGAAAGCGGAGCTAATGAAATACGAATCATTGAAATGATTGAGCTATTCTTAGGGCAAAGGGAGCGAAACAGAATTGAAGAGCTGGAGAAAGCTATGCAGTGGTTTGTAGATCGTTGTGATAAGGGCGAGGTAAGGAGTAAGCGTACATACGCAAGATTCAAAGAACTATTAAATTCAAAAACGATATGTTAGGAGTATTTAAGATAGAGCAATTAGTGACCGACAAACAGCTAAATAAGGCGTTTCAAGGCACGAACTTTGGTAAAAGAACACCGAGAGAATTAATCAGAAACGGGATACTCAAGCATACTTGCGGGTATTATACGGGGCATACTATTGAGTGTGTTCTAAAAGAGATTGGACTACTAACTGAGAAAGGAAAACCAACCAAGATAGGCAAGGAATATTTGTATCTTGCATTTGAGGATGGCACTTCTGTTTAATGAAGGTAGAGCCGACAATTTACAAGCCAAGAAAGAAGAAACAATTAACCAAAATCGAGTAATTATGGCATTAATATTAGTTGGTTGTGAAGAGAGTCAAGCTGTGTGTATCGCTCTCAGGAAAGAAGGACATGAAGCGTATAGCTGTGACCTTCAAGATTGCTCAGGAGGGCATCCTGAATGGCATTTAAAAATGGATGTGTTTGAAGCAATAGATCTCAAGCCTTGGGACGCTGGCATTTTCTTCCCCGATTGCACATACCTCACCGTGAGCGCCAACTGGTGCTACAAGGATCAGCCTAAAAGAAAAAGTGGTGCGCTTGTCGGTTATGAAAGAAGGGCAGCTAGAGAGAGGGCTGTCATATTCTTCATGAGATTATACAAATGCAGCATTCCAAAGGTGGCAATTGAGAATCCGATTGGCGTGATGAGTACCAGATTCAGAAAGCCCGATCAAGTGGTTCAGCCCTGGATGTTTGGACACGGCGAAACGAAAGGCACATGTTTCTGGTTGAAAGGCCTTCCTAAATTAATACCTACCGACATCGTAGAAGGCAGGGAACAAAGGATTTGGAATCTCCCTAAAAACAAGGACAGAGCAAAACTGCGAAGTAAGACGTATGCAGGAATAGCAAGCGCAATAGCCAAACAATGGGGAGAATCAATTACACAATAACGTTCAAAATTATGGATATAGAGAAAGAATACGACAGGATTCAAAAGAACTCAAAGGAGGCGTTTAATGCTCTACCAAAAGAGGAGAGAAAAAAGCATTGTAGTTACGAGATACACAGCCACATTTTGCACTTAGAGCAAGGTAAGCTGAAGGCTATCAAAGCACATAAAAGACTTATAAATGAGTATAACGACCACATTAAAAACCTAAAGCACTACGCAGTAAGCGAGTACAGATAAACGTTGATATGGCTGGATTAGAGATATTGATAGTATTTGTATTGACGGGGATAGCATTCGCCTGGATAGTTGGAGCAAGACGAAACGACCATAAAGAATAGGCACACTCTAAATTTTGTATCTTTGAATTATGGCAGCTCCCAAAGGAAATAAATACGCGCTAGGCTTACATGAAGGAAGGCCAGCGAAATACACAGACCCCAAAGTTCTAGGGGAAAGAATAGTTGAATACTTCGATTACATACAAGGTGAAGAAGGCGAACAAACTTATATTGACGAAGGGGGTCTTAAAAAGAATGTATGGACAAGACAGCCAGAGCCCCCAACAATAACAGGGCTTACTTTGTTTCTAGGGTTTAGCCACAAATCAAGCCTTTACGACTACGCTAAGAAAGAAGACTTTTCCGACTCTATAAAAAGAGCGCTAACGATTGTTGAGCAGAATTACGAGTTTACGCTATTCACAAGACAATCAACAGGGGCAATATTCGCATTGAAAAACATGGGATGGAAAGACCAAAAACACCTAGACCATACTTCGGACGGAAAAGAGTTACCGCAAGTATCAATGTTCCAAATCCCAACCAACGGGCGCGATGTCAAGCCCGAAGATTAACATCATAAGACCGCAAGAGGGTTATCAAATGCAAGCCCTTTCTTCTGCAGCCGACATTGTAATTGGAGGGGCTTCCGCTGGAGTAGGCAAAACATTCTGTTTACTTCTTGAGCCGCTAAGACACATTGGAGTTAAAAACTTTGGTGCTGTAATCTTTAGAAGGACTTCACCACAGATCAGAGCAGAAGGCGGGCTTTGGGACGCTTCCGGTAAACTGTACAGCCTTATACACAATGCAGAACCAAAGGAGTCAACGCTTGAATGGAAATTCCCCAACAGTGTTAAAATAAAGTTCTCGCATCTTGAGTATGAAAAGAACGTGTATGATTGGCAAGGCGCTGAGATCCCCTTCATTGGATTCGATGAGCTTACACACTTCAGTAAGAAAATGTTCTTCTACCTTCTTACAAGAAACAGGTCCACTTGCGGGATACGCCCATACGTTAGGGCAACGTGCAACCCCGACCCTGATAGCTGGGTGTTTGAATTGATTAGCTGGTGGATTGATGAAGAAGGCTATCCGATTGAAGAGAGACAAGGAAAGCTAAGATATTTCATACAAGACCAGAATAATTACATTTGGGGCGACACCAAGGAAGAAGTTCTTGAGAAAGGAGCCCACGTAATCAAGGACATTACCAAGAACACCGACATTGACCCAAGGGAGTTCGTCAAGTCAATCACTTTCATTGCTGGATCTATCTACGACAACAAGGAGTTGTTGAGTATTGACCCTGGATACTTAGGAAACCTCAATGCCCAAGACGAAGACACCAAGAAACAACTACTGAAAGGAAACTGGAAGGTCAGCCTTTCGGATGTTGACATATACGACTATCATAAGTTTCAAGATATATTTACCAACACTCATGTTCCCCCAGGCGAATTGCTTATAACTACCGACATTGCCCTAAAAGGATCGGACAAACTGATTGTGTTCGTATGGTCCGGAAAGATGTTGATTGACTTTATTGTTGTTGATAAGTCCAAAGGAAACGTCGTGATCGATTCGATTAAAGGCATGGCGGAGAAACACGGCGTGCCCAATAGCAACATTTGTTTTGACAACGACGGGGTAGGTCAGTTTGTTGACGGGTTCATTGAGGGAGCGCAAGAGTTTAACAACGGAGGCAGACCGAAAAATGATGAGAACTACAATCATTTGAAGTCTCAATGCTTTTATAAATCATCGGCTTCTGTGAATAGGGCTGAGTATTATATTCCTGAAGAAGTGGCTGATATGATGTACGACCACGAAAAGACTTTGAAGCAACAGTTGATACACGAGCGCAAGGCTGTAAAGCGAGACAAGCCCGACCACGACGGTAAATTAAGAGTTATCCCAAAGCAACAGATGAAACCATTTTTAGGCGGTAAATCCCCCGATGTTATTGAAACTTTTATGATGAGGGAATATTTTGAACTACAACCTGAAGATCACGCACCTATTTGGTAGTTGAAAAATTTGTTAATTTTGTTTCACGATAATATACAATGGCTATACTCACAGAAGACGAAGCGATTCAATTCGTTAAGAACAATCAGGCTGCTCCAGAACACATTTCCAAAGGAAGGGTAAACTCGAAAGAGTTGTTTGCCCTGATAGAAGGTGACGGCTTCCTTGAGGAATTAATCAAGAAGATTGAGCACATTGAAAGTGCAGACAAAGCCAAGGCAAGAAAAAAGTACTCCAGAGACATATCCGACTATTACGAAAGGTTGTTGTTGCCCATTGATAATGTGTTTTCTGCTACTGGAGGCAGCAAGAAGTATGAGATCGACAACGAAGAAGATAAGTTTGCTTTTCTTGGAAAGATTTCAAACTTCAGGGACGGCAAGAGCATCCAAAAGTATGTTGAAGAACGATGGATGAAAGTTTATCACACTGACCCAACAGGAATTGTGTTCTTGGAATACACCACCGAAGAAGACAACAGAAACGTATGGCCCACCTATAAATCAAGTACCGTAATACAAATCTATATTTCTTCAGGCCAGTTGGTTGATGTGCTATTGTTTGCGCCTAAGAGGGGCAAAGGCTCAACACAGATATGGAGGTTGGTTGACGATGAGAACGATTACACAATCAAACAAAACGGTCAAGCCTTTGCCATTGATCAGGATAGAACATTCAAGCATCCGTTCGGTAAAGTTCCCGCTATTGTGAACTCGGATATAATCTCTACTCAAAATCATTTGAGGCTTTCGCCGATTCAAAAGATTGTTGGGCTGTCAAGAGAATTCGCAAGGGACCAATCAATCAAAACGATATTCAAGTTTCTTTTCGGTATGCCAATACAGTGGAGGTATTCAAGACAGTGCCAAACGTGTACTGGGTTTGGAAAAACAGGAAACAAGAAGTGTAAGGATTGCAGCGGAACTGGGTTTGTTGGAAAGTCTGACATTACCGATGTGGTTAATTTACCCGCACCAACAAAAGACCAACAGAAGTTAGATCCAATATCAGGATTCATTTCCCCAGACATTGAGACTTGGGCGCGTTATGATGCCGAATTGGATTTGTTAGAGGCGACCGCCAACAAGACCCATTGGGGAACAACGATACAAAAAGGCGGCAATGAAACCGCTACCGGAAGATTCATTGATGTTCAGCCCGTAATGAATAGGCTAAACAAGTACGCTGAAGTTGCTGAGTTCGTTGAATGGCAGTTGACCGAGTGGTGTGCGAACTTCATGTTTCCAGAGAAGGACAAGAACACGAGTATTGCCTTGGTTGCTTACGGTCGTAGATACATCATAGAGCCGCCCGACGCTGTTCTGTCTCGTTATATGGAAGCCAAAGAAAAGGAAGAAAGCAACACTGTTCTTGATAGGTTGTTCAACGAATACCTTACGGCAAAGTATAAGAATGACCCTGCTTGGTTGCGTGAAGAACTTCTAAAGGCGGAGGTTGAGCCGTACCTACATTTGAAAACTAGCGATGTAAGTAGTATCTTTGATAAGACGGAGGCGCAGCGAAAGGTTTTCTTTCGCTCTTGGTGGTCGAACCTTACTCAAAAGGATAAGCAACAAGAGGCTATTGATCTCAAAAAGAAATTAGACGAAGCATTTCAATTAACATTAACTAATTCCCAGAACAACAATGAGTAATAGATATTCAGACATGGTAGTTTGTAAACTTTACAAGCTAGGCAGATTCGACGGTGATATGTTCACCCAAGAGCAAAAGGTAATAATCCGCACAAGGGCGGTAGTCACAAAGAATTACATGGAAGAAATCAATGAGACATGGAAGACCAACGGTAAACTTTACGTGTTGGACCAAGACGCAACTGACAAGTACCACGAAGATTCAAAGCGTGATTACGACATCCGTAAGGCTAACAAGCACATGAACAGTAAGGGTCTTGCTGAGTTAGGCGGCGCTTTATCAACTATTCTGAGTGAGAACGCTGCGAAGCCCGCTCCAGAAGCAAAGGAACAACGCCCTAAAGAGGTCGAGAAAGAAGTTGTGAAGGAAACACCAAAGGAAGTCGTTGAGACTCCAGCGGCAACCGAAACAGACGGTGAAAAACTAGCAAGACTAAGAGCCGAAGCAAAGGTTCTTGGTATCAAGTCAGCTCATACAATGGGCGCTGACACGCTAGAGAAACGAATCAAAGAACATTCCCAACCAGCTTCTACTACTGAAGCATAAAACAAAACATCATGGCGATTAAAAACATTGAGGTCCTTGAAAAGTCCTTGAAATTAGAATCAGGTACGCTTCAAAAAGCGATTGATAACGAAGAAACGGTTGACGTTGAGCTTCAAGAATTGGTTGTTAGAACCAAGGAGGAAGACGAAACCAACCTAACGAACATACGAACTGAGCTAAAGGATGAGTTTCAAACCGCAGGGCTTGAGGTTGCTGTGAAAGCAGCCCGAACAGAGCACAACCTGGAGTTTGAAGGCAAGACCGTGAACAACCTTTTAGAGGCGTTCAAGGCTAAGACCTTAAAGGATGCTGAGATTGAGCCAAACAAGCGTATTGAAGAGCTTGAAACTGACATTGGAAAGGTTCGCGAGAACTTAACCGCTTCAGAGTTAAAATTCACAGATCTAACAGCGGACGTTGCCAAAGGAAAGAGTCAAACGGCAATCAACAGCGCAATCATGGGTTCAATCAAAGGCGATACGACTCTTAGTAAGTCACAAATGGTTACTCTGTTCAACGATGAGCACCAAACCGAAAGGAACGAAGATGGGGTGTTGGTTATCAAGAAGAACGGCGAAGTTCTAAAGAACACTACTGATCGATCTTTGTTGACCATTGATCAGGTTATGACCGACTTTGCTAAACCTTTCTTAAAGCAAGCCGCTGGAGGTGGTGGAGGTGGTGACGAAACAGGCAACCACAAAGAAGGAACCTTGGCAGCTTTCAAAGCTGAAATGAAAGAGAAGAACGTTGGACCTTCTTCTAACGAGTTCCAACTAGAAATGCAAAAGCGTATCAAGGACAAGACCCTAGTTATGTAAAGTAAAATGCTTGCTGTCCTAAACGTCAAGTATCAATTCACGCATTGATCCCTTTGTTTCGGCAAGGGGATTTTTGTTTGTAAATAACCACAGAACAGTTGTGTCTTTAACAAAACAGTTGTACATTAGCTGAAATAAACAACAACCACATGACACAGTTTGATTTTAAAGAATTTTCTAGGTGCTTCAGTAACTGCTTGAGTTATAGTGATTCTTTCAGGAAGATTGGTAAAAAGATAGGTGTTTCAGCACCCACACTAAGCCGATTGAGCAAAGGAAAGACCGTAGACCTAGTAACCGCGATAAGGGTTGCTGATTGGATGGGGGTTGATATAAATCAATTCAAGACTAAATCAAATGGATAATTGCGTAGAGTGCGGTCAAGACATGACTGAGGTTGTGATAAAGCAAGGATCTTATTGGCACAAGAAAAAAGCCAAACTTGTGTGTAGCTGTGGGTTTGAAATCTCAAAAGAATCAGACACCGAAAAGAACAACAGGCTAAACGAAGAATTTGAACACAAACTAAATAAAGAAGCTATATGACATCAGTAGAATTTGAAGAGTGCAACATTAAGATTGCAGAGAACCAAGAGGAATACGAGACCTTACACGCCCACCACAATACCAAAGAAGGCTCAGTTACTTTTTGTTTTGAATTGAACAAAGAAGAACTCGAAGACATTCAGAAAACGGGCAGGATTTATTTCAAGCAGTTGACTTTTAACGGTCCAATGAACCCGATTTCAATGAGCACTCAAAAGAGTGATTTGATTTATTGATATGAATGTACTAGAGCTATTCGAGTGGGCGTCAAAGAACAACGTCACAATAGAGGTTTCCCCAGGAAGACCGCTGTTTATTCCAGACACCATACCAATTATAATAACGAGGCACGCACACTATACACAGCACAGCGTTCACATTGACCTTGTGCATTCAGAAATTGAATCGTCGCAAAGGGATGTTATTAGAGAGGCTTTGGACAACGCGCTGATTGTATTAAACATCCGCATAGAGCACCATAAAGAATTAATTGAAGAAGAACAACGTAGAAAAACTAACATTGGAACGTTATGACTAGAAAAGAAAACATCAAAGCAACAATATCAGACCTTGTAACGGACTTTTTATATTACGATAGAAAGGAAGATGAAGATTTACCAAGGGGCGAAATCGAAAAGGCTGTTGAGGCTGGAGAAATTAGCCTAGCCGAAATGGTGGACATTTTTCACAACGAACTGACGGAGGGGCTTAAATGAGTATGTACGGAAACTACCCGAACCCATATTTAACTAACAAATACAAAACGATGAGCAAAGAAACAGTTTACACAGAAGGATTTATTTTAGAGTCAACAAGATTCAAGGATGGTGCAGAAGGTATTATTGGTGATGATGGTGAATTTACACACACAACAAAAGGCGAGTACATTCACATATTTAAAAATGAAGCGGAGGTGCACAAAGCACTATTGAAATTCCTAATCACTAGAAAGGGAACGCATTGCGTTGAGTTTAAGAAAGTAACTTACATTGAAAACAACTAAAAATAATTGATATGGCACACGGATCACCACGCATAAACATTTGCATGTCTTGTAATAGGTACATTTTAGTTCCTAGATTTTCACCAAACCCTGATTGTCCTGATTGCGGTAAGGAATCAGGCCAAACCAGCAGAGAAAAACTAAGAGACATGTATAATTTAGGAATCTTATATGAATTTAAGCTAGCGTTTAATAGCTGGAGTAAAATATAATTATGGCACAACTAGACGAAAAAGGATTTGTATTCATTGATTTGCTTGGCAACGCCTACCATTGTAAAGTTTGGGCGGGC